CATAATTCCAGACCAAGATAAAGATTAGTACATACATTAACAGGGGCCTCCAGCTCGATGCGAACCAGCCCGCTTTAGCCTCTGCCTCAACTATTTTTGCTGCAGCTTGTAATTCTGCTGTATTAGATTGTAATAATTGTGTTTGTAATTGAGCTTTTAATTTTTCTTGTAAATCTTTATCAGGAACTGACTTTTCAATTGTGCTAAATAGAATTTTAGCTAAAGGTGCAACAGCTCCTAACATTTGAATCATAATTTATTTCCATCCTTTTTTAGCTAATTTTGGTAAACCTTTTACTAATCCACCTTTTTTAAATCCCTCTGGAGTTGGGCCATAAAATTCTTCGTAATATTCTTCCTCTGTACCTTTATAACCTTCTTTTCTTTCTCTCTCTACTTCTTTTTTAATTTTTGGATTTATTTTAGTTTTTGTTTTAGATGTAGCTTTTAAATCAGGTCCTTGAAGCGGTGCAGGTTTTTTTACTTTATTTTTTAAAACGCTTAAAACTTTTTTTACTGGCATTTAATACCACTTCGCTGATCTTTTTTTCTCTGAAAGAATATTTCCTTGGCCTTGAACTACTTCAACTTGAGTTTCTTGAGGATTTGACATTTCAACATCAATTCCACCAAGTAAATTTCCTTGTTTATCAGTAAATTTATCAAAATTTACTTCTTTAGATTGACCAATTTTTGTTTTTTTCTTTTTCATAGCTTTTTATACTCCTTTTTTGTTAATTTGGAAATCTATTTTTAAGCTTTGCAGCTAAAACAGTCTTTTCTAATGAAGTATTGGCTCTTAATTTAGCTAATTCTTCATTTTGTCTTAGTTTTTGACTGTCTGTTGACTGATTCATCATTGCTTTCATCTTATCAAGGTTAACTCTTTCGTTACTCTCTTGTCGTTTTCTATCATTTTCTTGTGCTTGAAGATCTAATTCTCTAGATTTAAGTTTGGCAATAGGATCATTATCGAATTGTGATGTAATTTTCTTCTCTTCATTCATAAATTCTTCCATCATCTCAGCAATCAACACTGCTTTTCTAGATTCAATTTTTTCTGTTAGCATTCTAAGTTGAATTTGCATTTGTTGATTCTGTGCTGCTTGTGGATTTTGTTGCATTTGTTGTAATTGCATCATTTCTTGTTGAAATTCTATTTCAGTTTGTTCTTGTGCCATCAAAGAAATATGTTCAAAACAATTTTTTTCTAATGACGCCATAATAACAGGAGCATTTCTTGCCATATTAGTTGACATAAAATTTAAATGAGCAGTAATGTGAGCTCTATGGTCTTGCCCTGGAAACGCTTGGAATGGTTTCCCTGCGAGAGAATCAATATGTTCTAACGCAGGGTCCTTTGGTGTGGGTTGTTCTGGTTTTAATAAAATTCTGTCAATGTCTTTTATTCCTAATGCAGCATACATAGTTCTATAAACTTGATACATGTCATGTATTTGTGGATTAGACATTGCAAGTTGTAATTCAGTTTGTGCTAAACTAATTCTTTGTGTTTGTGAAAATATATTTGGATCAGCAACTGGAATGATATCCACTTTATCATCAAAATCTGCTTGTTTAATTTGTCTTTGTCCTCCTACAACATCATAAGGATATTCTGGTGGTAAATATAATTTAAATACATTTGCAAGTAATTTAAATTCTTCTTTCATAGACGCATACACTCTTTTATGAATTGCAGACATCACACGTGAACCTCTTTCCAAGAGAGCGACAGTTGTGCCTACTGCTGCTTGTTGATTTCCATCTCCTACTTGCATATCAGCAATAGATGCAAATCGTTGTCCTGCTTGAACAACAACTCCCATTAATGCTAACAAAGTTTGTGAAGGTTCTTTATAAGGTAAAGTCATAAATGCATCTCTTAAATTTCCACCAGGTGCATCTACATCTCTAAATTCTCCCGGTTGAATAGATTGTGCATCATCTCTAATTCTAATTCCTCGTTGCTTGAATCCAGCAGGAAGATTTGACAATGTTCCTGCATCTAACAATTGTCTTAATGCTTGTGTCGCGGTTCTAGATAAACCACCAATCATCTGAATTAAACCATTACCATAGAAACCAAATCCCGGTAAAAATTTAAAATGTACAAAATAATTAATTTTTCTTTTTAATGGATCTGCTTGATTATAATTACGTCTAATAGATAAAACTTCTCTAGACGCTTCTTCAATTGTTACAATGTACGGAAGTTTAATTCCTGTAGGCTCACCATCTTTAGGATTTAAATCTTCAAATCCTTCTAAATCTAAATTAACATGACATTCTAATAATGTAAAAATACCTTCAGTCTGACCACTCATGGTCACACCTTCTAATTGTTTTTCTTTTGATCTAATATTATCATCTTGTGTTAATTCATCAGATGCAATTAATTCTATGTCTCTATAAAAACCTGAAACTTGTTGTTTTCTTAATTCGTTTTCAGACATTCTAATAACATGCACGACTGCATCTGCATCATCTAAAGATGCTGCTGAATAAGGTACAATAATATCTTGAGCTTGAATAAATTTAGAAACAGCTCTTCCTAATAATTCATCATAATAAACTTTTTTAAATGTTGATCCTGATAAAGGTAAATAGAATAACATCTGATCAAACTCTGGTTCATATTCTTTCATAACATCTGTAATTTGATAATTCATAAACTCGGCAACTCGATCTGCTTGATTTTGAATTTCTGGTGTGTCTAATCCAATTACCTGCGTTCGCACGGGCCCGCCCGCGGGAAGCAATTCTTTATAAGCTAATGCTTGAAATTGTGTGACTGCTTCTGCAAGAACAGGATGCGTGGCGCTCGATGCTCCTTGAAAAGGTTCTGTTCTTTGTTCGTACTTAAATCCTAATAGATCTAAACCTTGTGTGTAGGCTTTTTCCCAATCTGCTCTTGAATCTTTATAAGACTGAATATCTTGATATAGTTCTGAACCAAGCATGTTAAGAACATCTTCATCAACTACTTCAGCAAGATTTGATCCAAACTCAACACCTGCTGATAAATTTTTAGTTGGATCAAAATTTATATCAACACTACCATCTTCGTTTTCTGTAACCTCAGTTGGACCCGCAGGAGTTTCCTCTACAGACTGTGCAATCTGTTCTACTTCTAGTTCTCCGGGTGTAAGTTTATCTACTACGTTTGGTAACGACTTGTCGATTTCTGCCATTTAATTTTTTCTCCGATCTAATGGTTGTAACAGTATTATAACGTATATTCAAGCCTTGTGGGTTAGGGCCTCGTAATGGTGGTATTGTTCTTGTTAATTTTTTATTCATCAAATAATCCCTCATCTTTTATTCTATCTATTTCCGCTTGAGCTCTTCCTTCAGCTTCATCAACAGCTGCTTCTCCTTTTGTATATCTAGGAGTTTTTGCTTTTGTTGCATATTGTTCGACTTTACCTAAACCACCTAAAACTTCTTCTAAATCACTAACAAACACTTCTTCAAAATCAGGACCACTATCAGGAGAATATGATCCTGCTTCTGGTTGATAATCTCTTGCAGAAAATGAACCTTCTTCTTTGACTACGTTTCCTTTTGCATCTTTTGTAATTCCTGGTGCCCGATAATTTATCTCTACTTCTCTTCCATAATTGTTTTTAAAATAAACATTTGCTTCTTTTCCTTCAAATTCTAATACTTTTACATCGGGTAAATTTTTATCGGTGTATTTGTAACCAATAATATCTTCTGTTTCTTTTGTTTTAAAATAAGGAAATTCACCTGGATTTTTTTTAAAATATTCTTCTGTTCTAGGATTTGCATAAATATTTTTTTCACCTTTTTTTATTCCTTCCATATATTCATCCGCTGTTATTGGAATTGTTTCTTTTCTATAAATAGGTTCCATGTTTCCTTCTTTTCTAAGTCTACTTACAAGAGATGGAAACCATTCTGGAAATTGAGTTTCAGTTGCACCAAGTGGTTTTACAATATTTACAAAAGGAGCTTTTTTAGAAACAACTTTAGTACCTTTCTTCGCTGCTTGAAATAAATCAGGAATAAACTTTGATGCAAGTCCAACTGCTCCTACAATACCTGCACCTTTTATAAATTTTCTTTTTGATGGATCAGAAGGTCCTCCATCTTTAAGATCAACAGGTGGTGCAAATCCCGGTGCATTTAGTCCAGGAAGTACTTGCAT